GGGAAGGGAGCTGGCAAAGAGTCATGAAGGAGAAGGACTTCTGCACCGAGGTAAAGAACAGCCTGGTCGCCGCCGGCCATTGGGCGACCAAGATACCGGACTGGCCGGTCGCTATGAGCGGAGACCGCAGCCGCGCCAGGTTCAACCCGACCAAGCCCTGCGACATCATCGCCGGCATTCACGGCCGGCTCGTTCCCATCGAATGCAAGTTCAAGCGGAAGCTGCAAGCCTTCAGCCTGCGGGACATGCGGCCGGCCCAGGTGGCGGCCTTCGACGATCTGGTGGCACGAGGCTACCGGCCGTTCGTGTTCCTGAACATTCGGGCCAAGGGGATGAACCGCTGCTACGTCTTCCCCTGGTACGAGATACGCAAGCGAGGGAAGACCTTCACAGCCGCCGACCTGGAGGCCCGCCCGTTCATCCAGGGCAAGAAAAGCCGGTTTGACCTGGCCTTCGTCTTCGACAACATCAAGAACCTGCCCCATCCGGACCCGGCCGCGGGCCCGAACACTTCGCGCGACGCCCAGCCGCCGCGCTTCACCTTGGACGAGGAGGACGGCGAATGAAGATTAGGGTCATGTGCGAGGGAACGGAGACGGTCGACTTTCACCGGATCGAACCGTTCCAGGGCGAGCTGAAGAAGCTCGACAAAGAGAACGAAGCCAGGCTCAAGGAGACCATCCTGAAGCGCGGCTTCAAGTTCCCGTTTTTCGTCTGGAAGAAGGACAAGCACCTCTACGCCATCGACGGCCACCAACGCTGCAAGGCGCTGGCGGCGCTTGAACAAGAGGGCCACGAGATACCACCCCTGCCGGTCGTCCACATCAAGGCGGCCACGGTCAAGGAAGCCAAGGAAGACCTGATCATGGCCGTCGGCCAGTACGGCAAGATTTACCCGCAGGGCCTGAAGGAATACCTCGACGCGGCGGAAATCCCCGTCGACTTCCTGGCCGGCATCGAGCTGCCCGACTTCAACCACGCCAACTTTCTGGCGGAGTTCTACCAGATCCCGGGATCCAACCCCGAGACCAACCCGGTCCCGACGCCGCCCGCCAAGCCCAAGAGCAAGGCCGGAGACCTGTACATCCTCGGCAACCCCCGCTTGATCTGCGGCGACAGTTCCAAGCCCGAGGTCCTGGACCGGCTCATGGGCGCGGACAAGCTGACGCTCATGTTCACCGATCCGCCATACGGCGTCAGCTACGCGGAGAAGGCCAACGCCTACAACCCCAAGAAGAAGAAAGAGGTCCGCGCCATTGAGAACGACGACCTGCAGGGCGAGGACCTGTACAAGCTGCTGGTCGGGGCCTTCGCCAACGCCGCCCGCAAGGCGGACAGGATCAACGCCTACTACGTGGCGACCGGCGACGGCATGGGCCTGTTCCAGATGATGCGCGCGCTTCAGGACGGAGGCTGGCAGATCAAGCAGACGCTGATCTGGCTGAAGAACACCCACGTCCCGTGCCGGACCGACTACAGCTACAAGCACGAGAAGCTGATCTACGGATGGAGCCGGGAGACCGAGGCGATGCTCAAGAAGGAAGGCTGGGGCCGGCTGGCGATCCCCGCCTGGGTCAAGGAAGACTGCATGATCCTCGACCGGCACCTGGACACCTACGAGAACGTCCTCTACGGCTGGTCGGAGAAAGGCATCCACGTCTACCGGGGCAACTTCCAGACCACCGTGTGGGAGTACGACAAGCCCAGCCGAAACGACCTGCACCCAACCATGAAGCCGGTCCCGATGATCGAGCGCGCCATCTTCAACAGCACGATCCGGGGCCAGGTGGTCCTGGACATTTTCGGCGGGAGCGGATCCACGCTGATCGCCGCCGAGAACACCGGGCGCGCCGCGCGCCTGGTCGAGATCGACCCAGCCTACTGCGACGTGATCGTGGAGCGCTGGGAGAACCACACCAAACAGAAGGCAAAGAAGGAATAAATTCAGTTTACAAAATAGATTCTTTTTGATAGGCTCGAAGTCGTGACGAACAACACGACACCTGAATCCTGTGACGATGAGGTAAACCGCCCAATGAACCAGCCAGAGTTTCCACCGTGCTACGTGAACCTGCCGATCAGCCCTGAAGAAAAACGCCAAGTCCGCGTAATCGCTGCCGGGAACGCAACTACGTTTCGGGAGCAGATAGGGAGGTGGATCCGCGAAAAACTGGCCGAGCCAGGCGGCCAGACAGACAAGCGGCAGCCCAACAGACCGGGAGGCCGATAGTATGGCGCGGCCGATCACCGACAAAGCCGATTATTTCCCGCACTACGCCGAGGGCGGCAGGACGATGTACATCCTCGACGAGCAGCACGGGAACGACGGCTACGCCTTCTGGTTCAAGCTCCTGGAGATTTTAACCGCAACCGAAGGCCATGTGTACGACTGTAGGAAGCCAGGCGCTCTGGAGTTCCTACAGGCAAGAACCCACCTAACCGCCGAGAAGGCGGAGACCATCCTAAACCTGCTCGCGAAGCTGGACGCCATCGACGCCGATCTCTGGAGCCGGCGCGTGATTTGGGTCCAGAACCTCGTGAACAACTTCAAAGACCTGTACAAAAACCGACGTCGCCCGCTGCCTTCAAAGCCTGGTTTTCATCCTGAAAACCCCGGCACCGCCCCGGTTTCTACACCTGAAAACCACAGCGCCGCCCCGGTTTCTACACCCAGGAATCACCAAAGTAAAGTAAAGGATATTAAAGTAAAAGAGAGATCAAAACCTCTCTCCTCCGGGAAGGCGAGCTTCCCGGAGGGATCGGACGAATGGAGCTGCGCCTTTTTGCTTTTCAACCTGATCCGCCAGAGACGCCCAACCTTCAAGGAACCGAACCTCCAATCCTGGGCAAAGCAGATCGACCTGATGATCCGGAAAGACAACCGTCCCGTCGAGGAGATCAGGCAGGTCATCACCTGGTGCCAGGGCGACGACTTCTGGCAGAACAACATCCTTTCAACCGCCAAGCTCAAGGCACAGTTCGACCAGCTCGCCCTTAAGATGGGGCGCGCCAAGCCGACGATTAAACCGCCAGCCCAAGCGGACCCAGGGAGCTGGGACCGCTTCGCAACCAAGCCAGAGGAGGCCAAAGCATGAACCAGAGAACAGGACTGCAGACGGCCGGCCAGGCCATGCGGAACATCCCCGAGCTGCACCAACAGCCGGACCCGCAAGAGCGCAAGAGCTGCCACGTCTGCGGAAAGCCGTACAAGACCCACCACGAGGACAACTACCTGGGAACAGGGCTGCCCCGCGACTTCCAGGTTCCGGACTGCAACTGCATCCAGCACCTGGAACGGGAGCGCGACAGTCTGGAACGCATCAACACCCGCATGAAGGAAGGCGGATTCCCCGACCTTTACCTGGACTACACCTTCAAAAGTTTCACCGGAGACACTGCCTGCAGGGACCTGGCGCGGCGCTACACCCAACGCGAACACCCCGGCATCATGCTGCTGGTCGGACGGATCGGGGCCGGAAAGACAAGCCTGGCCGTCTCGGCATGCTGGGAGCTGGCCGCGCGCGGCAACGTCCTCTACGCTTACGCCTACGACATCCTGACAAACGGCGTCCAGCTCGACCACCGCCTCGAGGAGCTGCGCCGGCTGGACCAGTTCAAGACCCTGGTGATCGACGAGATCGGCCTGCAGATCAACACCGACCCAGCCCGTGACTTCATGGAGCGGCTGCTGATCGGCCGCAACGACTACGGGCTGAACACGATCCTCATCAGCAACCAGGAAGCAAAGGAATTCGAGGCCCTGATCGGGCAGCGCGCCTGGGACCGGGCGATCAAACAAGGCATGGTCGTCCCGTTCAAAGGCCCCAACCTGCGAGGAGAGTAACCCATGACCGAGGAAACCAACCAGAGCAAGCCGGCGATCTGCAAGGGATGCGGGGCGGAGATCGCATTCGTGAAGTCCCAGGCCGGGAAGATGATCCCGGTCAACGCCCGCTACACCACCGTAGTCACCGACGACGGGACAACCGTGCGAGGCCGAGTCTCGCACTTTGCCACCTGCCCACGGGCAGAACAATTCAGGACCAGGAGAAACCCAGCATGAGCAAGAGAAGCAGAAGGCACGAGCAGGAGCCGGCCCAGCCGGCGGAGGAGCAAGCGATGGAACAGGCCCAGGAAGCCCAACCGCAGGAAGAAACCGCCGCGGCGGATCCCGCGCCCCAGGCCCCGGCAGGGCAGCCAGCGCCGGCCGCGGCCGCTCCGCTGTTCCCGGAACCGGAGCAAAAACCCAGGGAGCCGCGAGGAGAGAACGAAATCCAGCACGACTTCCGCATGGCCAAGTTTACCGGGACCATTGAGAAGGTCGTCGAAGACTGGAAGGACGACCGCAACTACAAAAAAGCAACTTCCGCTGCGAGGACAAATCGAGCGGCCTTCTCCTCGAACCGGAGACCGACTTCGAGCGCGACCTGGTGGTCGAGATGTGCAAAGAGCGCCGGACGTTCGTCGCCGAATGCTGGAGCGAACCCAGGGACGCCGGCGCGGGAGACACCGGAGGCATGGCCCTGGTCCTGACCGAGGTCAAGAAGGGAGGAACCCCAGCATGAGCGAGCCGAAGATTCCCGAGCAGACCATCGGCGTCTTGAGCGAGGTCGCGGCCGAGCGCGCCAACCAGGAAGCAAAGTGGGGTCAGCAGGACCACGACGGACCGCTCTACCTGACCATCCTGACCGAGGAGGTCGGCGAGGTCGCCAAGGCGATCCTCGACCACCGCTACAAGAAACAGCCGGCAGCCCACATCCGTGAGGAGCTGGTCCAGGTCGCGGCCGTGGCCGTGGCGATGATCGAAGCCTACGACCGGGGAAACGTCCGATGATCCGGGCCGCGCTCCGCATCGCCGCAGACCCGCGCTTTTTCCCAACCGTGCTGATCGTCCTGGACCTGGCGGCAGCCGCCCGCTACGCGGCAGCAGGGGACGCGCGCCGGCTGATTTACTGGATCGCGGCAGCAGTCCTCACCACCACGGTCACCTACTGATGGGGAACAACCGCGAGTTCAGGGTACGGCGCAACGGCTGGCGGCTGTACCTCGCATTCACCGGCGCAGACAAGGGCAAGCTGAAATGCCCCTACGTCGTCTGCGACGACATGGACAACACGCACCACCACGCCAAGACCGTCCAGGAGGGCATCGACTGGATGGATCAGAAGCCCGGCCCGACCTTCCCGCCAAAGCGCTGGATTGACGCCCGGACAAAAAAGATGCAAAATAGTATTACAGCCGGCGAGACCGGCGAATCCAACCAACGGAGGGACCAACGCAATGGCAAAGACCAGCACGACCAAGAAGCAGCAGAACCAGGCCGGCCAGGGAACGCCGCCCCAGCCGCCCCAGCAGGAGACCAAGACAGCGACGCCGCTGCCAGGCGAGAACCAGATCGTCGAGGCGATGCGGACCATGCACCGGCACAGCACCAACGTCCAGGACCTGATGGCGGGGCTGGTCCCGCAGATCATCTCGTTCACCCACGCCGTCCGGCGCGAGCTGACGGTCAAGGAAGACGACACCGCGTCCAACCCCAAGGAAGCGCGCGAGGAGGCCGCCAGGGCCAGGGCGCACTATTCGGAGATCAAGGAGAGCCACAAGAAAAGCCTGCTGTCGCAGATCGACATCCTCAAGGGCGAGCTGGCCGGGCTTGAAAAGAGCCTGGACCGGCTGTGATCCCAGGCACATGGTAAAAAAATGAACAACCTGGAGATTCCCATCGTCTACGTCGGCGACAAGCCCAAGGACGAGCCGAAAGTCCTGGGCTGCCAGCTACACTTCACGCGCGGCATCCCCAAGCGTGTCGGGCTGCGCTTCGCCAACCTGCTGCTCAACAGCGCCAGCTACGTCAACGCCAGCGACGCGGACTGGCGGCTGGCCAACGGGCCGACGATAGACGTCCGGAACATCCTCGTCGCCAGGACGATCCACAGCATCGGGGACATGCTGATGGCGACGCTCACGCCCAAGGCGCTCAAGCGCAAGTACCCGCAGGCCCGCGTCCACGTGGCAGTACCGCGCGAGAGCTTCCCGATCTGGTTTCACCACCCCTGGGTCGACAGCCTGATACCCTGGGGAGAGCCGGAGGGCGAGGCCAACGTGTCGGCGCTGCAATGCGACCTTTACTTCAACATCACGCGGCCCTGCGTCCAGTACGAGCAGGCGCACTGGCCCAGCCGCAAGCAGCGAATCGACATCTACATGGAACACTGCGGAGCGCAGCTTCCCGACGACGAGAAGCAACCGATCTACCACGTCACCGACCAAGAGCGGGAATGGGCGCGCCAGGAGACTGGCGGGCGCTTCTTCTTCGGCATCCAGCTCCGCGCCAACCATCCGATGCGAAACTGGCAGGCCAACTGCGCGCAGGACCGCAACGCCGAGATCATCCGGCGCTGGCTGGAAGCGCACCCTGACCTGGACGTCCTGGTGTTCGACCAGCACAAGGACCTGCTCGACAAGCTGCCCCAGGGCAAACGCGTGTGGACCAGGCCGGGCCTGGCCTTGCGCCAGGTCTTCGCCCTGCAGGAGCGATGCGTCGGGATGCTGACGCTGGACTCCGGGCTGCTTCACGCAAGCGGGGCGCTGGGCATCCCGGTCGTGGCGCTGTTCGGGAACATCCACCCGGAGAGCCGCACGACTTACTACCAGAACGTGGTCGCGCTTTTTAGACCGGAAGCCTGCCCGCAGCGCATCGCCCCGTGCAACAGCGTCTGCGGACGGCAGTACTGCCTCGAAGCCATCACGGCTGACGAGGCGTGGCAAGCCATCGAGCGGAACCACGAGACCGCCGGCCGCCGGCGGCTCGACTTCATGAAGGAGATCGACGACCCATGCAGAGATTCAACCTTAAGCCTGTCGGAATAAACGCGGTCCAGTTCAACGGCACCGAAGAACAGATCGCGGAGCTGAACCACCCGGACATCCGCTACAACGGAGGCGGCAAGGGGTCCGTCCACCAAGGCGGGAACACAATCAACTTCGCGGCCGGCGACTTCCTGATCATCGACGAGCAGGGCCGCGCCGGCTGCCTGCCCGAGGCCGTCTTCTGGCGGCATTACGAGCTGGACACCAAGGAGGGAGACATCCCGCAGGCCAGGCACAAAGGCGACAGCACGAACGGCCTGGTGACGCTGCGCTCGCGCTTCCCCAAGAATTACATCATGGCCGAGGTCGGCTGCTTCCGGGGCGAAAGCACGGCGGTGTGGGCCGAGGAGGCGCGCCTGCTGTTCGCCGTCGATCCCTGGCGCACCGAGGATCACTACGGGCCGAACATCACGCCCACCAACATGAACCTGGTGGAGCGCGACTTCGACGCGCGCATGGACCGCTTCGGCAAGCGGGTCGTGAAGATCAAGGCGACCAGCCTCGTGGCGGCGCAGCTTTTCCCCAACTTCAGCCTGGACGTCGTCTACATCGACGCCAACCATCACTACGACTTCGTGAAGAAAGACCTGATCAAATGGCTGCCCAAGATCAAGCCGGGGACCGGCATCATCTGCGGCCACGACTTCAACGAGGCCACCTGGGGAGAACAGGTCAGCCGCGCCGTGCGCGAGGTCCTGGGAGAGCCAGACGAGATATTCCCGGACTGCTCATGGATGGTCCGCATCACCAAGGAGCGCTTCGAGCTGATCGACAAGCTCAACGACCTGCGGAAGCCTGCCACCCCGGAGGAGCGGGAGCTGCTGCAATGAACCGAGCCATCGTCTCGTCGGCCACCGGAGACTTCCACCGACGGATCGCGGAGATCACGGCCCCGAACCAGAGCGCATACGCGCGACAGCTCGGGGCCTCTTACTTCCACGTCGAACCCGAACCAGGCCTCGGCCCGTATTGGGTCAAGACCAGGATCGCCGGCCTGCTCGCCGGCCAGTTCGACGAGGTCCTCTGGCTGGACTCCGACATCATCGTCCGGCCGGACGCGCCCGACCTGTTCCGCGTGGCGGGCGGGCGCTTCGCGGCCTACGCCGAGAGCGACGACGCCTGCAGGTTCGAGGTCGTCCAGGAGTTCGCCGAACGCATGGCTGGCCTGGGGATCGCCAAGAGCAAGGAGGAAGCCTGGGAGCATTGGGACGGGCTTTATTTCAACATGGGCCTGATGGTCGTCCCGCGCAGCGCAGCCGGCGTGTTTAGCAGGCCGGACCCCAGGATCACCGGGATAGACGGCGCGGAGGCTGTGCGCTTCATGCACGACCAGACCTGGCTCAACTTCAGGCTGAAGGAGCTGCACCACCCGACCCGCAAGCTGCCCATGACCTACAACCTCATGAAAGACCCAGGCGCGCAGCTTTGGGACGTCCGCCACGAGGCGGCCGAGTTCATCCATTACGCCGGCCTTGCCGGCACGATGAAAGACGAGCTGCTCGACCTGATCCGCGCGGACCTGGCCGAATGGAGGTGACCCAGCATGGCCACCAAGAAGAAGGCCGCAAAGAAGAAAGCGGCCAAGAAGACGCCGCCCAAGCCTCCGCGTGAACACTACGAGGTCCCCGAGGAGGACCTGAAGTACGTCGGACCGGAAGCATACGAGGCCGCCCGCAAGGTACAGGAGCAACTGCGGACGTTCGGCATCCTGGGCGAGCTGATGCGCGGGAAGAAGCGCAGCGAGATCCGCAAGGAATGGCGGATCAGCCCGAACAAGCTCAACAAGCTCCTGGACAGCGAGTCCGTCGACGACATCGCGGCCTACGCCATCAACAGCCTGTTCTCGATGCAGAACGTCTGCCTGGCCGCGATCCTCCACAAGATACAGGTGGACCGCGACGGGGCGCTGGCGATGGCGCTCATGGAAAAGCTCGGCATCCTGAACAAGGACCGGATCGCACGACTCACCGGGGAGGCTCAAAGTGGGACAGGCAACACAACGCCAGAACGCCGGCTCTTCGCGCTCCTCTTCGGAGAAGGAATGGAGACCGGACAAGCTGCTGAAACGCTTGCAGGGATTGTCCAGAACCTCAAGTCCAAGCTCGCTTGATCCAGGCATCGCCGGCGCGCTGCTGACGTACAACCTCGCCGCCTACGTGGCGGCATACGCTGTAAAGGTCAAGAAGGACGCCTTTGGGCTGCCACAGCCCTACGACTTCAAGAAGTTCCCGTTCATCTTCGACCTTTACAGCGACCCGTTCCCGCACAAGGTCATCAAGAAGGGGACGCAGCTCGGCGTCTCCGAGTACGCCGTGTTCAGCGCGCTCCACGCGGCGGACAAGATGCACTGCGACGTGATGTACGGATTCCCCCACGCCAACCAGATCGGCAAGTTCAGCCACACCCGCATCAAGCGGCTCATCCTCGGCAGCGACTACTTCCGCCGGCGGTTTCGGGAGGACGGCAGCCGGGACCGCGTGAGCAACACCTTCCTGATGCAGATCGGCGACAACTTCCTGTACCTGGTCGGCGTGGCCAGCGACAGCGAAATTCAGTCCAACGCGGTCGACTACATCATCCGCGACGAGTTCGACTACATGGACCAGAACAACGCCGAGACCCTACTCAAGCGCAACGACGCCAGCGACAGGAAGATGTTCCTGGACCTGGGCTTCCCGACAATTTCAGGCTTCGGCATTGACGCGCAGTTCGAGGACAGCGACCAGCGCGAGTACGAGGTCCGCTGCGATTCCTGCGGGACCTGGCAGGAGATCACCTGGCCCCGCAACGTTGACCAGAAGCGCCTGATCCGCGTCTGCCACCGATGCGCCGCCAGCCTGGAGCGGCCGATCAGCGACGCCATGAGCGGGCGCTGGGTCGCGCGCAACCCAGGGAAAAGCGAATACCGGCACGGCTACCACATCCACCGGCTGCTCTGCCCGGCGCTAGACTTCCCGGCCTTCCTCAAGCTCGCAGGCAACACCACCCGCATCCAGGAGTTCTACAACTTCGAGCTGGGCCTGGCCTGGGCGCAGAAGGACATCCAGATCACGCGCGACAGTTTCCTCGCGGCCGTGGACGACAGGCTGCACCTGGAGCGCACCGGCAGCAAGGTCTACGGAGGCGTCGACGTGGGCAAGGTTCTCCATGCCTGGTTCGAGCGCACGGACGACGACGGCAAGAGGCTGGTTGACGCGCGCGTGTTTTCAGGTGAAAATAAGTTCGAGCAGCTCGCCGCGCACATCAAGAGCATCCAGCCGGTCGCCGTATGCGTCGACCTTTACCCCGAGTCCACGGAGGTGACCAAGCTGGTGCGGAAGATGATCGGTACGGTGTGGGCTGTCGCCTTTCAGGACTTCACGCGGACGCCGCAGGTCGAGAGCCGCATCATCCTGGAGCCGATACCCGTCGCCGAGGTTAACCGGACCATGCTGCTCGACAACACCGCCGAGGACTTCGCCAAGGGACGAATCACGATCCCCGGCGAGGCCATCGGCGAGCATCCGGAGATGGAGAAGCACTTCACAAGCATGATGCGCGTCACGCAACGGGTCGGGACGACAGGCGTCCCGATCAACCGCTGGGTCACTCCGGAGGGCGTCGCGGATCACTGGTCATTTGCACGGGCCGCCGCCGTCGCGGCGTCCAAGCTGGAGGAATGGCTGATCAAGCAACATGGGGCAACCGATGGGTCCCAGGAAGACGTACCGGAGGAGGCGCTCCATGCCGGCTACGAAATCTACCGCAGAAAGATCAGGTGACGGACATGGGCATGATCAGCCAAGTCAAGGGATTTTTCCAAGGCGGCGAGGCCCACGAGAAGCGCGGATTCCAACGGGCCATCGCAGAAGTGGTAAACCTCCTGGAGCTGGCAAAGGAAGACGCCGGATGGGAACGCACGAGCGGAGGCGAGACCAAGCTAACCCCGCGCACTCGCAACAGCCTCGTCGAGAAGATGAACCGCAACCAGAAGCGGTTCGAGCAAGACGGCCGCATCAAGCAGGGCGTGAACCTTCACGCCAACTTCACGCTGGGCAACGGCATCGGCCTGCCCAAGGCCAAGAACCCCGCCATCCAGGAACACATCAAGCAGTTCTGGAATGACCCCACGAACCAGAGAAACCTGTTCGGCTTCCCGGCGCTCCAGACGCGCCACCGCGAGTTTCAGCTAGGCGGCGAGATCAACCTGCTGGTCAAGGTCGATGTGGCGACCGGGCGCAGCAAGGTCTACGTCGCGCCGATCCAGAACGTGATGGACGTGGCGACCGATCCGGACGATCCCAGCCGGCCGGCGTTTTATTCCATCCGCACCCAGCACACCCCGATGGACCTGCTCACCGGAAAGCGCGGCAAGACCGAGGAGAAGACCACGATCCACCGGGCGCTGCGCTACAAGCTCTACGCCTGCACGGAGGAGGAGTTCTCGCGCGGGCTCGTCTTCCACGTGGGGCAGAACGAGCTGTTCGGGCAGCTTCGCGGGGCCTCCGACCTGGACGCGGTCGTCAAGGCAGAGGACACGGCCACGGAGATGGCGGCTGACGAGGCGACCTTGAGCAAGGCCAACGCAGAGGTCGCCTTCAAGAACAAGATACTCAAGGGCGGCAAGGCCACGGCCGACAAGCTGCTGTCGATCCTGCGGACCCGCTCTGACGGAAGCAATCCCAACCCGCCCGCCGGCTCCGATTGGTACGAGACCGAGGCCAGCGAGCGCAAGTGGATGACCGAGCGCGACACCGGCGCGGCCTACCGCGAGAAGGACCAGCGCATGGTGCTGCTGCCCGTCTTCGCCGGCCTGGGATTCGGGGAGCATTACTTCGGCGACGCCAGCACGGGCAACCTGGCGACCGCGACCAGCATGGAGCTGCCCGTCCTCAAGATGAGCGAGGGCGAGCAGAAGTTTTGGGAATGGATTTTCACCGAGCTGGTCAAGTTCAGCCTGGAGATCAAGGTCGCGCTCGGCGTCATCCCCGGCGAGGTCGTGGAGTACGACGAGTTCAACGCGGAACCTTCCGTCGATGCGGCCTTCACAATCGACTTCCCGCCCATCCTTCGCAAGGACATCAACCCCTACACCCAGGCCGTGTGCCTGGCCGTCGACAAGGGCCTGATCGGCGAGGAGGACGGCATGCGCCTGCTGGCCCAGGCGTTCGGCATCGACGACGCGGACGACATGATCAAGAAGCTCATGGAAGTCCCGCAGCCCGAGACGCCTCCCACCGGCAGTGAAACGAAACCCAAGCCGGGCGAGACGCCGGCCCAGCCTGGCGAGACGAAACCGCCTGCAGGCGGAACGCCGCCCCAGCCTGGCGAGAAGACGGCCGAGCAGATCGCCGGCGGCAACGGGAAGACCGGCGGCAAGTACACCTCGGTGAAGTTCATCTAATGGCCCGCCGCGTTCAGGTCCACCTGCAGCCCTGGAGGTTCGTGCGCTACGAGCGACAGATCGGACTCGCTACGCGCGCCTTCCTCCAGGGCATCGTCCGCCAGGCGGCCAAGACCATCATGGACAACCGACGCAAAGCCCCGCGCCTGACGGCCGAGGCTTCGCGCCTTGACTACCCCAGCCGCGAGCTGGTCCTCGCGCGCTGGAACAGGGTAAAGGACACGCTCAAGATCAGCGATCCGCACCGCTGGGATCCGCGCAACTTCCCGATGGACTTTGAAGCCTACCGGGCGCAGATGATCGACGCGCAGACCACCGACCGCTACGCCACCACGCTGGCCAGCATCAAGGCCACCACCTACAAAACGGCCGCCGGCCTGGTGACCAGCCGGCTCGGCAAGAACGCCGAGATCAACCTGGACGCCATCGCGGCGATGGAGGAGAAGGCCGTCAAGATCGTGACCACGGACCTGCTGCCGACCATCGAGCGCCAGGTCCGCGAGCGCATCGAGACGGCGATCAGCCAGGGCATGAGCGTCGAGGAGACGGCCCACAGCCTCGGCTTCCTCAACACCAACTGGCGCACGATTGCGCGCACGGAGACATTCGACGCGCTCAACCAGGGAGCCTGGGATCAGATCAACGCGGAGACAAACGAGACCGGGGCGACCACGCTCAAGGGCTGGCTGCACTCGGGAGGCGGCCGCGATCCGCGCGAGAGCCACATCCAGGCTGGCGTCGATTACGGGGCCGGTAACGAGATTCCGCTTGACCAGCCGTTCATTGTGGGAGGGGAACAGATGCTCTACCCGCACGACCCGGCGGCCAGCGCGGAGAACACGATCAACTGCGGATGCAGCCAGTACTTCGTCGTCAAGTAAAAAAAACACTTGTGCGACAGGTGAGGGCCGCTGTACAATTTGAGCATGATGAGCTGCAGCACGACGCAAGAGCAAAGGGCATGGACAGTCTCCATGCGGTAGGACCGGAAACTACGGGAGACGAGCGCCATGCGTTACGCGAACCTAAAAGAAGTTCCTGCCAATATTTCCAGCCACAAGGGCGTTCCCCTTTCACTGGCCCAGGTCAACGAATGGGCCGCAATCAATGACAAGCTAAACATCGCCGAAAGCGTCGTCCCGGCGTCCGTCGCGTGGACCACGTGGGAGAAATTCTACGAGGCCAAGAACGGGCAATGGGTCAAGCGCGAGCGCAACGCGGCCGAGGGCGTCGACCTTGAGACGTTCGTCGGGGCCGTTCGTGTGGAGGCGTCCGACGAGGACGGCCTGCCCAGCGAGGCCATCGTCGAGATCATCAAGGCCGGCCCCACGCTGACCAAGAAGCGCTTCTACAACCCGGAGGCGCTCAAGGCGCTGGCCGAGTCCAAGCTGCTCGACGGCCTCAAGATGTACGACGCCCACGTCCCCAACGCGGAGAAAGACCGGACCGCGCTGCTCAAGCCGCGCAGCCTGACCGAGTACTGGAGCTACATCAAGGAGGCCCGCTGGGACGAGGCGCGCCAGGCCATCGTTGCGCGCGTGAAGCTGTGCGACAGGGCGATCAAGGAAAAGCTGCGGGACGCCTGGGAAACCATCGGCGTCTCGCTGACCGGGCTGGTCGAGTCCGTCATCGGCCCCGACAAGCTCGAACACATCACGCGGATCCCGGTCGTGATCTCGGCCGATTGGGTCCCGGAACCGAACACCGGGAGCAAGGTGATCCAGATCGTGGAAGCCGCAGACCCGGCAGCGCTGCCTTTGATGCAGCCGAAACCCGCAGGAAAGGAGGAACACCAAATGGACTGGCAGTCAATGACGCTGGAAATGCTCAAGGCGAACCGCCCGGACCTGGTCGATCAGATCATGTCGGACAGCAAGCGCCAGGAGGAAGCCGCCAAGGAGCTGGTGAAGAAAGCGGAGGAGAGCGCCGCAGCCAAGGCCAAGGAGGCCACGGATGCGAACGCGAAAGCCGAATCCGCCGAGAAGGCGCTGGCGACCGTGAAGGCCGAAGCCTACGAGGCCAACAAGAAGGCCGAGGAACAAGGCAAGACCATCGCGGAGCAGGCGGCCAAGATCGCCGGCATGGAGGCCAAAGCGAAGCTCCAGGCCGTGGTCGAGGAGAAGGCCGCAGCCCTGACGCCGCTCGCCAAGTCCGAGGTCCTGAAGGCTCTGGCCGGTCAGGAATTCGCGGACGAGAAGGCGATGGCGGAAGCCGTCGACCTGCAGGTGAAGGCCGCACTCCAGAAGGGCGGCAAGACCGAAGGCAAGGACAAGCCCGGCGACCAACCGGCCGTGAAGCCGATGGCCGAGGCCAGCGAGAAGTTCGCTCGGGAGAAGATGCACCTGACCGACGAGCAGATCAAACGGCTGGGCGAGATCGAGTAATCGCGCCCTGATTTTCGCCCGGCTTTAAGCCGGCCGCGACCAAGAGAGAAAGGAGGAACAGATTCATGACTGTCAATGCTCATCAGGTAGACGGGCAGCAGCCCGGAATGGTTGTCCTCCACGTCGGCACCGGCGTCGCAGCCGGCACCGCCATCGTGGTGGGCAAGCTCGTGGGCGTGACCCTGGAAGCGTCCGACGCTTCGGGGTACGCGACCTGCGACGTTCGCCGGCTGCAGTGGAAGTTCAACGTCCGGAACGTGAAGACGTACAACGCCAGCACGGGCGCGGAGGCGACCTTCGCCGCCATCGCCCAGGGCGACTACGTCTACATCGACACGGACTTCAACCTGACCACGTCGCCCAAGGACCCGGACGGCGCGGACAACGAAATTTTCGGCATCGTGACGGACGAAACGCTGTCCGGCACGGCGACTGCGTACACCGAACCGCTCGTCGACATTCTCGTCGGCGCGCGCTAATCGCTGCCTGCACGGCAGCAGAAAGGAGTAAGCCACAACATGAAGAACCGACTCGAAACGATGGAGTTTGAACAGATCAAGGAAAAGAATTTCACCGAGGGCTTCGCAAGCCTTCGTGACATTCGGAAGATGGGCAAGGCGGTCTCCGAGGGCGCAATGACCAAGGAAGAAGTCATCGCCCAGCGAGGCAAAGAGGTCGCCGAAGTCATCACCCACGCCGACATCGCCCCGCAGTCCGACGTCCTCGACCGGCAGGTGATCGCCGGATTCCGGGACTACTTCACGGGCAAGCCCCAGCGCGATCTTTCCCGGATCGTCGCCCGGCGTCCCCTGAAGAACCCCCGCGACTTCAAGGACATCATCTACACCGAGCTGGAGAATTTCAGTGAGAAGCGCGCCCAGCAGGGCTACCGCTGCACCAAGATCGGTGTGTCCCAACGGACGCACTCGCTGAAGTACTACGGCCGGCTGGTGGAATGCGACGGCGAAGCCTGGGACCAGGACGACGAGAACATCCTGTCGAACCTGCCCACGCTGCTCGGGCAAGCGGGACGGCGCACGATCAACCGGCTGATCGCCGAGGCCATCGGCCTGGAGGCCAACCGGAACCTGATCTACACCGCCCCGAACGGCAACTTGGGGAGCGGCGCGCTGACCAGCACCAACCTGGAAAACGCGCTGATCTCGCAGGCGGCCCTGCTCGAGGAGACGAGCGGCGAACCGCGCGGCACCGTGATGGCGACGCTCGTGGTTCCCTTGGAGCTGGAGTACGTAGCCCAGCGTCTGGTGAAACCGGACATGGCGACCCTGGCCCTGGCCTCGCTGGCCTCCGGCCGGGTCGACTACAAGCTGGACTACATCGCCAGCCCCTACCTGTCCCGCTACACGACCACCGGCTGGTGGCTGTTCGCGGAACCGGAGGGCAACCAGGCCCCGGTCGTCGACGCCTACGTCAACGGCGAGGAGGAACCCGAAATCTTCATTCGCGCCGCCGACGCGGAAAAGATCAAGGGCGGCATGGACCCCAAGTCCTTCTTCGAGGAAGTCCTCTCCTGGAAGGGCCGGATGCGCCGGAACATTCACGTGTTGCCGGAGCTGTTCTGGATGACCTACTTCTCGACCGGGACCGCGTCCTAACCGAGAAGTTCAGCAGGAGCAATCAGGGCCGGTCGGCCAATCCGGCCGGCCCTTTTTTCTTGGAGGCAAGGCAATGGCGATCACCACGGACATCACAACGGCCATCGGACAGGTTCGGCTGGAGGCGGTCGACGACGACGCCAACACGTACATGTTCGAGGACGACCGGATCAATTACTTCATCAGCCGGGCGGCAGGGAACATCCTGCTGGCCGCGCGCTTTGCCTTGGCCGTCAAGCTCCGCAAGATCACGAGCCAACCCACGTCCACCACGATCCTCGGACACTCCGAGACCTACAGCCCGCAGGCGCTGCAGGCGGCGCTCAAGGACATTGACGAGCGCCTCCAGGCGCAGGGCATCGACGCCAACGGGGACGACGTGTGCCAGGCCGGCTTCATCGAGGTCGGCAGAGACGAGAATTCCTGGAACAAGGCGGAATTCAACAAAGCAGCAAGAGGAGAGGACTACTGATGAAATGCCCCGTATGCGGTCACAGAGGCAGCAGGGAATTCTGCACCATTCATCGGCAGGTCGGAGACAAGAACCTGGAGGCCAACTTCCAGCACTGCCAAAACTGCCGGTCCCTTTTTAAGGCCGGCGCAACGGTCGACTACGTGGACGGCGAGCCGGAGCAGGTGACGATCAAGGTCCCGTTCTGGCCACCGCGCGGCGTCCGGATCGGGCTGTTCAAAGCCTGGCGTCATTGCGACCCCGCCAAGGTCCACGTTTACCCAAGCCTTCCCGGTTTGGTCTCGCTCCTCGGGGCCCGCGGCTACACCTACACTGGCCACGAGTACACCGAGGACAAAGGGCGGGACAACCGGCAGATCAGCAACAAAGAATTCTTGATTGCGAGGTTCCGGCGCGATGGCGGACAGGAGACAGTTTAATCGGCTGCTGACGGAGCGCTGCGACATCGCGCGCAAGACCGTGACCAAGGGGACGTCCGGGGAAAAGACCGGAACGCTCGCGCCCGTGGCCACGGCCGTGCCGTGCTTCCCAGGCAACCCAACCGGCCGCGCCAACCTGACGGCAATCGGACTCAACCCCGCGCTGACAAAGGTCTTCGCCTTCGCCTTCGACCAGGACGTGAAGGTCGGAGACCAGATCACGTACAACGGGCGCAAGTACCAGGTGAAGTATCAGATCGACGGTGGCGGATCGGCGGGCCACCACCTGGAGTTTTACGCCGAGACCACCCTGGGAGGCTGACGTGGCGGAGAAGCGGCAGGCCAGCGCAGGCGAGGTACGGGTCGAGATTGCGGGCTTTGACGAGCTGCGCCGCAAGCTCGATAAAATCCCGGCCGAGATCAAGCGGCAGGCCAACAAGGACATGCTGGTCGCGCTCACGGCCGTGGAGGCCGACGCCAAGCGCGCCGCCTCGCGCGGAAAGACCGGCAACCTGGCCAACACGATCAACCACCGCGCCAAGAACATCGCCGGCATGGCGGTCGCCGGCGAGGTGTTCACGCCTTCCAAGTACGCAACCATCCAGGAGATGGGCGGAACGGTGACGCCCAAGACCGCCAAGGCGCTGACGATTCCTTTTGACGGCGTCGTCGGGCGCGCGCGCGACTTCACCAACACGTTTCTGACCAAGGGCGGAGTCATCATGCAGCGCCTGGGCAAGGATGGCGTCCGCCCGCTGTTCACCTTGAAGACCAAGGTGGAGATTCCGGCAAGGCCGTTCCTGGGACCAGCGCTGCACAAAAACGAGAAGCTGGTGACCAAGCTGATCGGCGATGCCATAAAGAGGGCGATCCAATATGTCGCAGGCAACAAGTAAATGGCTTTGCTCGGCCCTGGCGGCCGACGCGGCGATTCTGGCCCTGGCCGGCAGCGCGGAGAACGTCTTCGTTGCGGAGCCGGAGGAGCGGGCCACATTAGGCGACAGCCAGCCGGCGCTGGTCGTCGTTCGTGAGGAGAACGAGCAGCCGGCCTCGCTCGGTTCCCAGCTCGGGATCGAGGAGGTCACGGTCTGGATCGAAGCGCGCAGTTTGACCAAGCAGACGGTCCACGACCTGAAGGCGCGCGCCAAGGCGCTGCTCGCGGACAAGCAGGGGAGGCTGGACGACGGAACCATTGTCCAGCGCACCCGCTACGATTGGGGACGAGGCCCGTACCTCAACGAGGACGGAGCAACGTGGGAAGCGCAACTGCGCTTCATCCTTAAAACCAACTGAAAGGAGGAAAACGCACAATGCCTACTCCGCACTGTTACTGGATCAACGGAACGGTGAAAGTCAACAACAGCCTGTCCTTGATTGGGGCGGACGTCGACGGGCCGGTCAAGGTGGAGATCATCACCAAGCAGATCAGCCACGCCGGCTCCGCGCCGACCGACGTAATCACGGACGAGGTCGCCGTCGGGGCGCAGGTCAGCCTGCCGGGGACCGTTTTCACTCCGGCCCAGCTCGAGCATCTGGCCGGCATGACCAAGACCACCGGCACCCTGCAAGACGCCGTGACGCCGGCCGACCTGTACACCCTGACCGGACAGACCGGGCAAGGGCAGCGTCCGTATGTGGACCTGCTCATCACCGGCCACAAGGTCAAGGAAGACGGCACGACCTACGACGTGGAGATTCACATCCCGCGCGCCAAGCTCATGGGCAACCTGCCCTGGAGCATGGACAAGGACAACCACAGCAAGAACGAGTTCATGTTCAAGGCGCACGGCGATCCGGACGACACCACCGCGACGATCATCCAGATCCGCGACGAAGAGCTGACCAGCTAAACGCTGGGATAAAACGGAGGAGACCATGACGAACGAGAACGCCATGCAGATCATCACCGAGGGCGGCCTGCGCGACAAGATCAAGCTGGCCGGCCAGGAGCTGGTCGTAGGGGAGCTTAAGCTAAAAGACCGTCCTCGGCTGTTCGCAGCCATTGAGGGCGAGATGCTCGCATACTACAGGACGGCCGGGAGGGCCGAGCGAATCAACACGCCCGGACTCCTGGCCGCCCTGTGGGGCTTCATCTTCGGACACCGGCGGGCGCGGTTCGAGGCGCAGATGGAACGGATCATGAACGACGTCACCGAACACGACATCCAGATCATCGGCCTCTGCACCGTGCCATTCAACGACGGGCTCACCAAGAGACGGCTCCGCGAGCTGGTCCTCGAATCGCACCCCAGCGAGATCAGGGACGCCATCAAGAAGGTGTTCGACGTCAACCACATTCAGGAAAAGGGGACACCAAAAAACCGGAGGGCCACGGCGGGGAAAAGCATCCCGACCGGCGTGGCCTGATATACGACCGATGGATCGCCGGGCTGGTCGCGGCAACGGGATGGACGCGGGAAGCGATCATCGAACAGACGGTCTCCTTCCTGCATCTGATGGCGGAAGGCAGCCGCAAAAATCAAATGAGGGCGGTCCACGGCGGGGATAGCAGCCTGAAAGGTTCGGCGGCGCTCGCGGCCAAGGGGATCCAGATCGGAGGCTTTACAGATGCTCCTCCAAGAGCTACACGTTCGGATGGGCCTGCTGATCGACGAGTTCCAGAAGAACAGCGAACGCGTCAAGCAGGAAGCCAACACAATCGAAAGCCGCTTTAAGGCGCTCAAGGGCGGCCTCGCCGCCCTGGGCGTCTTTGCTTTTATGCGGGCCGGGCTGGAGGAGTTCGCCGAATACGACGAGGCCAGCAACAAGCTGGGCATGCGCCTGCAGCGCCTGGGCGGCAACTGGCAGGAGAACAAAGAGAAGCTCCTGGATTACGCCGGCGCGATGGCCAAGGCTTCGGGTATGGCGGACGACCAGCTCGTCGGGGCGCTGGACAACCTGGTCGCAAAGACCGAGGACACCAACACCTCGATGGCCCTGCTCCAGGACGCGATGGACATCGCCGTCGACAAGGGCATGAACGTCAAGGACGCCGCCGAAATGGTGGGCCGGGCCTACAACGGAGAGCAGCGCAGCCTGTCCCAGCTCGGCATGATGTACGGGATCGCCCGCGACGACGCCGACGACTACGGGACGGTCATCTCCAAGGTTCGCGGCCAAACCAAGGACATCGCCACCAGCCAGGACAACCTGCGTGTCACCCTGAACAAGATCAGCGAGGCATGGAAGGACCTGCAGCAGAACATCGGCCAGGCCCTGGCCCCGCTGCTGACGCACGTCCCCAAGATTCTCAACTGGACCGGAGACATCCTGCGCTGGGCCAGCTCGGCCGCCGTGACCACGTTTAAAAACTTTCCGTCATTGGTAAAGGTCCTCACGGGCGCGGCGGACAAGAAGGAGTTCGACAAAGTCCGGGAAGCCTACAAGGGACTGATCGACCAGATCGCCGGAGACATGGCCAAGGGAGACGAGAAGGCCACGGCCGTCGCGCGCGTCACCCAGGGCAAACACCAGAAGTGGATGAGCGACAAAGAAAAGGCGCTCACCAAGGAACACCAGGCCGAGGAGGCCAAGCGGATCAAGGCGTCCGAGCAAGCCATGCGGAACCGGGTCCGGATGGGCCAGGCAACCGAGAAAGACCTGCTCGCGCTGATGGAAGACAACAGCGAGAAAATCCGCGAGCTGTGGGGAAAGGACTCCGAGGAGTTCGCCGCCCACGAGCAGGAAAAGATCGCGGTCATGGAGCAGACCTACCAGTACCAGCTTGAAACCGGGCAAGCCGTTTTAAGCTCCCTGTCCGACGGCTTCGAGGCTTTCTTCCTGGCGGTCGCCAAGTACGGAGCCAACGCGGAGCAGGCGTTCGCCGCATTCGCCAAGGCGATGGGCCGGAGCTTCCTAAATTCGGTCGCCAGCGCCATCGACGCCATGATCGTCGAGGGAACGGCCGGCTACCTCAAGAACATGCTGACGGGCGGCATCTGGATGGCGGCCCCAACCAGCGCCTACTCGCTCCCGCTGCTCGCGGCCCTGGCCGCGACGAGCGGAACGCTGCACGGCATGGCGGCCATGATGGCGGAGGGCGGCTTTGCCTTTTCGCCCACGCCGGCGATTGTCGGCGAGCGCAAGGACCGCGTCCCCGAGATGGTCACGCCGCTCAACCGCATGGACGAGGTCTTCGAGCGCTGGAACGCCTCCCAGGGCGGAGGCAAGAAGCAACAGAAGGACCAGCGCCCGGTCGTCGTGACCAACGACTACCGGGGCGCGTACATCCTGGACAGCCCCTACGCGGAGCGCCGGGCGATGCAGAACCTGGGGCGGGCCATGAAGCGCCAGGCCATCCTTCGGTGAGGAGACGGTCATGATCTTTTCCATAGGCAACCTAGCGCCGGCAGTCAAGCCGACGGTTTCAGAAAGCCCGCTCGTTTTCGGTGAGGAAATCCGGGGCCAGTCCGGGGCCGGCTATTCCACCGTCGCGGCGGTGAAGCTCTCGTTCACAATCACGTTCCCCAGGCTGACCAGGGAGGAGGCGAACCTACTCAAGCGGTACGCCACCGCCCCGGCATCCAGCCCGGACAAGGAGCTGATCATGAACGAGCGCGGCCGCGTCTTCGACGGAGTAACTTACTCCGGGCAGTACGGCCGCATCCTGAACAAGGTGAAGGTCGTCGCCGCGAGCTTTGACCCGGTCGCCGGCAGGTACGACGACGACACGGACGAGGAGACCAACACGTCGCTGGAAAGCGCCAGCGCCACCGTAGAGGAGATTTAAGCCATGCCGATCCGAGCTGCGATACCCGCAAGCCTTGAGCTGGCCCAAGACAGAGAGATGCGCTACCGCGCGCGCTGCGCGTGGGGCGGAAACCACCTGCGCCGCACCGACAAAGCCGGCAACGTCATGGCCCGCGTCGGAGCCAGATCCGCATCTGGAAGCCACCCGGTCGCCGTGGCCGTGGACGGATACCGTCCGCACGAGGACCCGCTCAACGCGGCCTACGCCGGCTATTGGGAATCCACCGGCCGGCCGCTGATCGCCCGCCAGTACGCCAACCAGCTCACGTCCGGATACACTGACCAGTTCTTCGGAGACGACTTCACAGGAGCGGATGGGACGCTGCTGGCAGCGCACACCCCGAACATCAACAATTCATTTGACGTCTGGCACGACCCGAACACGCGCTGGCAGATTACCGGAAACGCGCTGGTGCGCTACGGAGGCGGGCAGGGCGACGCCAGCGCATATATCGACCTCGGCCTGGGCGAGTACGACCTGGCCTTCAACCTCTACGTCGACAACACCGGAGCCTACGACGCCGGCGTGAACATTTGCTTTAAGGACTACGCCAACCTGCTCTACGTCCG